CTGTGCTACAGAGAAGCAGAGTGTGACATTTGTTTTTACTCCCTCTTCAGAAAGGATCTTACATGCGATAAGACCTTCCTTAGTAAGGGGGAGTTTGATGGTAACTTCCGAACCGATCTTGATGTACTGTTGAGCATTCTCGATCATCTCATCAGCATTTTTTCCATCAACCTCTGCAGAGATACTTTCAAAAGCAAAGTCTCTTGAAAGTGTACGGATGAAATCGTGATAGTCTACACCAGATTTACGAACTAGTGTAGGATTGGTCGTGATACCAGAGACAAGACCAGTAGCATAACGCTCAGCAATCTCTGTGTAATTAGCAGTGTCTAGAAAAATTTGCATGATTAGAAATAATGTTGGTAAATTACCAATCGGAATGACAGGATTCGAACCTGCGACATCTCGCTCCCAAAGCGAGTGCTCTACCAAACTGAGCTACATTCCGCTACGTTCTTGCAACGCAATGCATTGCTCCTCAAGATTATACAAGAGTTTATAGTTCTTTGTCAAGACATAATATCCATCGATGGTCAAACCATCATCTGTCCACCCGTATGCTACTACATTTTCACATTGACCATTAATATTAAAGCACTTGTTTGTGTGCAGATAACTGTGAAAGCGGGTGTCCAGATTGATCATTAGCGTTCCTCAAAGTCAAGTTTGCGGACACGTCTTTGTCTTCGTGCCTCTTGGTATTTTAGGTCAGCATCTGACAATATTGGACCTTTCTTTATAATGTTGTTAGAATTCAGCAGAACCACCTGCGAAAGGTCTACTGCGGTGATCTTGTCACCTGTTACTGTGGTCATGTTAGAGCACCCACATGATCTCACTTTAGTTGGGTGAGCCACGAGCTCCACACCACAAGTTTTGCATCGTACCGTTATCATTATCGAGCATTTAACCTCTTTGAAATAATGCCCGAAGAGGGATTCGAACCCCCGACCATCTCCGTGTAAAGGAGGTGCGCTACCGCTGCGCTATTCGGGCAATGTCGGTAAGAGGACTTGAACCTCCACGTCGCAAGGACACTGGAACCTAAACCCAGCGCGTCTACCAATTCCGCCATACCGACTGGCGACTCAAGTAGGATTCGAACCTACGACCGACTGCTTAGAAGGCAGTTGCTCTATCCAGCTGAGCTATTGAGTCAATAAAAACGTCAGTGAAACTGACGCATACCTGTGCCTGACATCCAACTTCCTGGTCCACTCTGGAAGTTTTCAGAACCACCACCCAACTCTGGCATAGGATTAAGTTGAGTGGTAGTGTTGCCACTTTTGGTAGCAATATTGTACATTACCTCATGGATGTTGTCAACTTCTTTGCGGGGTTGATCTTCTTCTTGAGGAATGAGTTGCTTCTCTTCCTCTAATGCCTTACGCATCTCAACATACTCTTGCTGCTTCTCTGAGAGAACAGGAGCAGGACCAAACCAAGGGTCATCCTTGAGAACCTTAGGTGCAGGGATACCAGTGAATGGTTTAGCAAGTTTTTTCAATGCTCTCAAGATCATGACCAAACAAGTTTTTTAGTGTACTGATAAGCGTAGGTCTCCCTAGGACCTTTGATACCCCATCCTAACCAATAATAGGCAGGAACCATGTACTGACGGACAGTTTTACCTCTGCCCTCAAACTCAGGCAGGTAGCGTTGGAAGACACTTTCGTTAATCATGTAACGAGTTTGACCTTCCAGACTGCTTGGGTCACATCCATATTTATCACAGAACTTACCGAGGTTATTATAGCGTCCTACTGAGGTCCACTGAATAAGACCATAACCACCGCGAGTGCAATTCCTGTAAGAAACTCTAGCCCCTCCCTCGCATATGTTGGGAATGAACTTGCTTTCCTGTTTAATGTTACCCATGATCGTTGCAAGAGCATTACGATCTGAGATCTTGGTTTGTTTTTGGAGTTGTTCGAGGACATACTTTTCGTTAGGTGAACAGTCCTCACACTTCCAAGATGCTTCGTAAGGAATAACAGGCAGAGGTTGGATCTCGGGTGCTTCTTTTGTCTCGATGATCTGTGGACCAGTGAGACCCACAGCAAGAGCAGTAGAGGCAAGCAAAATCTTAGTAATCAAAATAGTCTTTCCTGTAGTAACGTCCGAGGATGTTTGAATTGTAGTACGCTGGCGTTCCATCTGTCAAGGCTTTTGTTAGGACATCATGAAGGAAGAGCTGCCGCGTCTCCTCATAGTTTACACGACCTGGCGTGGTGTGCAAGGAGAGTATGACACGTTGAAAACTGTCCTTCCCAAACTCTTTGATGTCTTCCTTCAGTTCTGGGCAGGATCCATAGTATTTTCGCCAGTCACTTTCAGAAGTAACTCGCCTCTTAGCACCCTTGGGTTTTCTTTTTTGCCAAAAATACTTTCGCCCAATGTACGATCGACCGTTGGACTTATTGGTAATCTCATAAACAAAACCCCAGTTATCCCCAATAAGGCTCCCATCAAACACGGTGCCCATATATTGCCAGGGATTTGGATACTCTTCCACTTCATCATAATATAACCTATGAGTATTTATTCAGTCCCAAGGATCTGGTATTTGAGGCGTAGGGCGCTTAGGACCCACGCCTCGCTGAGAGACTTGGGTCCGTCCATCACGATCCTCGCGTGGCGTTCGCTCACGTTTGGATCTTGGAGTGCTTTCACCTTCCAACCAGGCAAAGAATTTTGCGTCATAGCTGGAAACCAGCGAACGTATCTTTCTTAACATCTTGCTTGATACTCCCGATTAGATAAGACTCAACTTCAGTCTCTTGTGGTGCTACTTGCATACCCTTAGAGGATAACCAGTGCTCTGTCCAAGGCAGAGGATTGTTGCTGATAGGAGTGTCAAAGATTGCCTTCAGTCCAATAGACTTCAAACGTCTATTGGCAGTCCACTCCACATACTTAGCCAGTAGTTTGTCGTTAAGACCAATAATAGAACCATCTTTGAATAGATATTCTGCCCAAAGTTTTTCTTCTTCGACACACTGTTGGAACATTGCATAAACATTCACCTCTTCTTCCTTGGCAATCTTGACTATATCAGGATCATCACCCGCTGCCCACTTATTAATGATGTTCTGAGTGATGGTCATGTGTTGTGATTCATCCCTTGCGATGAGTCCGATAATTTTAGCACTTCCTTCCAGAAGTTTAAGTTCCCCGAATGCGAAAGAGCAAGCAAACGAGACGTAAAATCTAATTCCCTCCAGGATATAGACATTAACGACCGCTCGATATAGTTTTCTCTTGAGTTCATAGAGTTCATTTTGTGCCAGTGGAACGCCATCAAGTTGATGTTCCCACATTCTTCCAGCACCCCACTCTTGTGCTGCTCTGAGGAACTCATCATAAGCACGAGTTACTGACTGTGCTCTCTGAAGAATCTTCTCGTCGTCTAGGATCTTATCAAAGACTTCAGAGGGGTCAGCATATACATTCTTAATGATGTGAGTGTAGGAGCGACTATGGACCATCTCCATAGTCTGCCAGATATTCATGGCACCCTCAAGCTCGGGTAGACTGCAGTAAGGCATGAAAGCCATGCCAGGACCACGACCTTGTACAGAGTCCAAGAGGATCTGATACTTGAGGTTCGACGTGAAAATGTGTTTCTGGGCATCATTTAGAACTTGATAATCAGCGCGATCTTTCTGCAGCGATACCTCTTCAGGACGCCAGAAGTATCCAAGTTGTTGCTGCGTCAGTTTATCGAACACAGGATACTTGAACTTATCGTATCTCTGAACCCCCAGAGGGGGTCCAAAGAACATCTTCTGCTTTGTGCTGTCCAACTGGGTAGTGTTGAACACTGTCATTCCTTCTACTTTGCTACGCATTGGTTCACTCGTTCTAAATTTTGCAGCTGTCACAATCTTCCTCCTCGGTCTCTAAAATTTGGTTGAGTAAATCCTCAATTGATTCTTTTCTTTCCTCCGTTAGTTGTGGTTCATCTCCCTTTTGATCATAAGTGTTCTGATAATAAGAAGTCTTCCATCCATACTTGTATGTCTTCAGGAAGTCACCTGCCATGACAGAAACAGGAACCTCATTGTTGTCATAGTTCTCTGGATTATAACTCCAGTTGCCAGAAATTGCCTGGTCGAAGAACTTCTGCATAGCAGCGACAACTTTGATGTACCCATCGTTGTCCTTCATGTCCCAGAGAAGAGTGTAGTTATTCTTGAGACTACCATACTGAGGAACGATCTGCTTGAGCGGTCCCTTTTTGCTTTTCTTAACGGACATGTATGCTCTAGGAGGCTCGATTCCGTTTGTGGCATTTGACACAACGGAACTACTCTCCGATGGCATCTGTGCGGACAGTGTTGAGTGCCGTAAACCGTAGGTGGTGATATCAAACCTAAGACTCTCCCAATCATGCCTCAATTCCGTTCCACAGAACTCGTCGATGTCACGCTTGTAAGTGTCGATTGGGAGGATACCGTCTGCATACTTGGTTCGATCAAAATATCCACACTCGCCCTTCTCTTTAGCGATGGTGTTACTTGACTTGAGCAAGTAATATTGGAAAGATTCAGACAAGTTGTGGACGAGTTTCCATGCGGTTGGATCGTCATAGTGTTCTCCTTGCTTGGCGAGATAGTGTGCTAGTCCGATATAACCAATGCCGAGAGAACGTCTGTTAATAGTGCTGCGTTTTGCTGCCTCAACAGGGTATTCTTGGTAATCAATCAGTTCCTCCAGACCACGGACTGCAAGGTCACAGAGTTCTTCCAGATCATCTAGTTTGTTGATCTTACCAACGTTGATGGCAGAGAGAATACACAGAGCAATCTCACCACCACCATCAATATGCTGGAGAGGAGTGGTGGGAAGTGTAATCTCCTGACAGAGATTAGACATGTTCACCTTGTCTTTGAATGAGGAGTGCTCGTTACAATGGTCGATGTTCATGATATAAACACGACCTGTCTCTGCTCTCTCCTTCAGGAGGTCCAGAATAAGTTCTTGACCGCCAATAGATCGTCTTGGAATGTCTGGATTAGATTCGTAAGAGCGATATAACTCGTCAAATCCAGGAGTGCCAAAAGCATCATACAGACCAGGAACGTCGTGCGGACTGAAGAGGGAGATTTCTTCGTTGTTGATGAAACGTTCATAGAACAGCTTGCTGATTTGAATAGAGTAATCTAGTTTACGAACTCGGTTATCTTCTGTGCCTTTGTTGTTCTTAAGAACTAAGATGTCTTCGATTTCTTGGTGCCAGATTGGGAAGTGGACAGTCGCTGATCCACCTCGGATGCCATTTTGAGTGCAGCATCTGACAGTTGCTTCAAACTTTTTGAGGAAAGGGACAACGCCTGTGTGCTGAACTTCTCCGCCTCTGATTTTGCTGTTGATGCCACGGATGCGACCTGCGTTGATACCGATGCCCGCCCTTTGTGCAACGTATCTGCCAATAGCCATATCACTAGTAAAGATACTATCGAGGGTGTCATCGCTGTCAACAAGCACACAGCTAGCAAATTGTCGAAGTGGAGTTCTAACCCCCGCCATGATAGGTGTGGGAATGTTGATTTTGTGCTTGCTGATTGCGTTGTAGTATCTCTTGACATAATCGAGACGTGTATCTGTAGGATAATTTTGGAAGAGAGTAACCGCGATCATCATATACATGTACTGAGGAGTCTCGTACATCTCGCCACTACTACGATCCTGAACCAGATACTTGTCAACTACCTGGCGAAGACCAGCATAGGTGAAAAGCATATCTCTTTCATGATCGATCCAAGAATTAATCTTGGTCCACTCTTCTGCAGTATATTTACGCAAGATCTCGCCATCATATACACCATTCGAAACACACTTGTAAGCATGTTCTACTACAGATGGATGTCCATTTACCCAGTCAGATCCAAAGACTTGCTTGCGAACTGCGAAGAGAAGCAGGCGAGCAGCGACGAACTGATAGTTAGGGGTGTCCAGACTAATCAGATCGCTAGCAGAACGCACCAGGATCTCCTGAATGTCCTTTGTTTCGATGCCATCAAAGAACTGGAGACCCGAGTTCATTTCGACCTGAGAGGCGCTTACGCCGCTCCCTAACCCCTCGCAAGCTTCCTCTACCATCTTGTGGATCTTATCAAGGTTCAACGCCTCTACAGCGCCGCTACGCTTCTTTACTTTGATACCGTGCCCGTTTGTCATACTTTCTTCCAGTCGTTAAATTTGAGGGTTGCTTCGAGTCCCCGATAGACGTTACAGTCTACCAGAGTTTGTACATCATGTCCAGCAAGAACCATATCATTGATGTCCTTTTGCTGTATTTTCTTTGGCCAAATGACTACCTTATCTCCTCGGTCAATGACTTTGGAGATTCTGGCGACGATCTCTCTGTTGCGTGGTTCATTATCAAATATCCAAATATAATTGCTCCAACCAAACGTCCGAACATCAGCGTCGGACCCAGCCATAGCAACAGAGTTTTCAAGAAAGGTCGCATCAAATGGTCCTTCAACAATATAAACAGGTTTGTCTTCTTTTATCCTATCCAGTCCGAAGATCTTGGGTTGTTCCTCGTCCAGCATGATCGTGATGTATCTTAGTTTTGCCTTAGGGGCAAGTGATCTGCCTTGGTATCCAAAGAGGTTACCTTCTTTGTCTCGGAATGGAATAATAATCCTGGGACTATCTTGCTTGAGGTTGTCAAACATCTTCTTTTGTTCATTTGTCCAAGCCTTAAACTTGGGACAATAGTAGAAATAATCTAGATCTTTGATGCCTCGGTTCTCAAGATATTCTCTCGCTGGGTGAGAAATATTTAGCTCAGAAATCTTTTCAAGATCTGTATCACGTTTTACAAATTTTGGTGCTTTGAATTCAAACTTAGGATTTGGTACTGTAGTGCCCTTGCCAGTCCTACCTTCTTTGAATTTTTCCAAAACATACTGGTCATGCAGGTGTATATCCTGATCCTTTAGGAAATTAGAAAAGGTTCTGCCCATGCCACAGTTGTGGCACTTGAAGACAAAATCATTCTTGATTTTAAAAAGATATCCTCTCGCCTTGTTGCGTCTCTTTTGCGAGTCACCACAGTAAGGACACCTGAAATTATACAGGTCTGCCTTCTTGCGACTGAAAAGAGTCAGGCGAGAGGATACTAATTGTATGTACTTGACATCAAGAAAGGTCACTAACAGGCATCACCACTTCAGACATACTAACAGAGGATGTGGGAGCAGTCAAGAGCCTGACGATAGGTGGGACCACTTGTAACACTGCCACAAGGGTAGCGAGAACAGCACCAGCACCAATGACAAACTTAGCATTGGTGTCTACTTTCTTCTGAAGAGTAGAAACTCTCTGGTGCATTACTTCGTGGTCCTTATCCACTTTGTTTTTCAGATCCTCAATCATTTTGATGATGAGTTTATCTGTTCTTTCGCTTTCTTCCAAGCGACCTTCATGACGTTCTAAGATTATAGCAATCTTATTGCTGTTCTCAGAGATAGTGCCAACAGCACGTTCAAGTTTGTCAAGCATCTCTTTAGAGAGATCTTCATAAATGTCCAGTTTACTTTCTAAAACTGCTAGTTTCTGAAGACCGAATGCCATGATCAGACATTCTTAACTGCGAAATCAAGTGCTGCCTGATAAGTTCCTGCATCTTTGTTGAGCATGTATTGGAACTGTTGCTTGTGAGTGTCATCTAGTTGAGCGTAGCAAGCAGCGATACGCTTAGCAGAGAAATTATCTAGGTTTTGCACACCACCATCAGAGAACTGGATCTTAGCAAAGGACTGTTCTCCTTGTGGATTAAGTTCTGCAGTTGCAACATCCAGTGCGACTTGGATTACATCTTGATTTTCCATCATAACATTACCTTCAAATTCTACAGAGTTATTGAGCTTCTTTAGCTTCTTAGTTTGATCTCCTGCCTTCTTTTTGAAGTCAGAAAGACGTGCTTTCATGAGCGTATCCATCTCTTTGGTTTTACGCATCATTTTTTCTTTTGCTTCTCCACGTTTCTTTTGGAGATCCTTTTGACGATTTAGTTTTTTGCTTTGGGCAATAGACTTCTGCGCTCTCTCAGTCTCAGAGGAGACAGCTTCAGTTACGTTTGTTTCTTCTTTCATTTTTCTACGTTGGATACGGTCGAAGAGAGAGCGGGCACCTTTAGTGCGCCCATCTACTTTATCTTGATTACCTTTCTTATACTTACGATGTTGTCTAGGATTTACCATAACAAAAGCAGGGGGTAACTGCAGTCCTGATCCATCGCCAGCACTGTTAATCATTTCATTTAGATTAGGTTCAGTTCTTTCAGACATTCCTGGTCAACATCCTCATTTAATAGGGGTGGTAATCTATTTAGAAACAACATAAATGCCTTGATTTGAGACCAGTATGTTGCTTCAATTTTATAAAACAGGAGTGGTGTTCCTGCCTCACCAAAAACATTATACAATACAATCACATGATTTAGAATAAGATGTGTTTTGAGTTCACCCGTCGTCTCGTATCTCCTAAACAATCGTTTGATGTACTTAAATCTCTTTAAGTCTTCTTCAAAGTCAGCATAGGTAACGGACGACGGGTTGTTATAATTTTGAATGGCAAAGAATAACCAGTTGTCTGGTGTCAATTCATCAAAATTCATTTAGATCATGCGGTGGTTACAACTGCGGTAGCAGAGATTACTTCAGGAGCACCATTGCTAGAGTTGATCTTGACGCGGTATGAACCAGCATCAGTTGCAGCGTAAGTAGCAACATCGAATGTAGTTGCTGTTTCGCCAGCGAGATCTTCCCAGCGTCTGCCATTCTTCTTCTGCCACTGATAAGTGAGAAGCGAAGCATCTCCAGGTGGAGTAGAGATAGCGTCGAGAACGAGGGATAGTGCAGCACCAACTGCAACAGCAGTATCTGCTGGTTGAGTGTTGATGGTGATGAGGACTGCTACATCTGCTGCTTGTGCGTCGTCTGCCTGAGTTTCAGTTCCATCGGGATTAGCGATGAATACCATCTGCTCTGCTTTGTGACGAGTAGCACCAGAAGCATCGGTGTATGAAAAATACGACCACCAACCAGGAGCGTTTAGACCACGCTCCTTGTTAGCTTCAAGTTGTGCCTCAGTTTCATCTACAAAGATGACCTGTTTTGCTTGTGATGTTGCAGCGATGCCTCTACCAGCTTTGGTGACGTTGGCATTACTGTCAGTTCTTCCGTATAGAGACATGTTTTCTCCAGATAAACTAATTTTCCTAAATTTTATTTATATTCTCAGGCTTCTTCGCGGGCAGCAATTGCTTTCTTGACAACCTCTAGAAGGTTATCATCCATTTCGGTCTTGGTTAGCTTGACTGCTTTCTCTAGAACAAGAATACAAATCTCAACTAGTTTTTCACCCAGTTCTTCGTTGTCGGGAACTTTGGAAACAGCGTCTTTTACAATCTTCGATGCAAGTGGGAGTAGAAATGCGAGCATGATCTTACAGCATAGTGCAAGAACTATTTATTTCTCCCACTCATCTAAAATGTCTGTCAACTTTGCAAGGAACTGTTTGAAAGTTAATAATGTACCAGAACGGTGATCACGACGTGCTTTTTGCACACCACCTTCAAACGATTCTTTTTTATTCTTATGTTTCCAAGCGGTGGCGTAAGCAATACCCTCTTTATCTTTTGGGTAATTCTTTTTGATGTGCTTCACCATCCGCTCGTACTTTTTTCCAGGAGGTGCCACCTCCTTCACCAAATCAGGATGTGGTGCGTACAAAGGACCTTGGTAGTTACCAGCGAATACAGACTCATTAGTTGCATTAGTGGTCATTCCTTTCTGACCATCAGGAATGTTAGGCATCACTTCAACGTTTCCGTTTTTCTTTTTAGATTTTACCTTCTTTTCCTTCTTGTCGCAACCACACTCTTCGCGGAATTGCTTGAATGATTTCATTTTTTCTTCTTCATTGCAATGATTTTGCCTACCTTCTTGCGACGTGCAAGAAGATACTTGTCAGACTTGTCATGGTCACCATCGTTGTCGATGTCCTTGTCTTCTCCACCAACGGGATCAAGTTTCTTCTCGCCTAGAAGTTCAGCATTCTTTGCATGGTTGTCAGCGTGCTCATGAACTTCGCTGATCATGATCTCCAGTCCCTCAACAGGAACGTTTCTGAGAACTTCACCCTTCTCGCTGACTAGATCGTAGTGGGTAACTGTGCCATCCTCAAGCATGGTGTGCTGCTCAGGAATGCAGAAATATTCTTTACCTTCTTTCTTAACTTTCTTAGCGCAATTGTGCTTCTTCACCATCTTACCATTCTCTTTCTCAAAGTATTCCTTGACGGTGTGATAACCAGTGTCGTTACAGTGCTTACAACCTTCGCCCATGCACTTAGGGCACTTCTCTTTGCCTTCGGTTAGTTCGTCACCTTTATACTCAACACCTGCCTTCACGCAGTTGTCAACACGCTTACCACCCTTCATCTTGGTGCCAGCAAGTTTGTATCCTTTCCAGCAAGCCTTACCATCGAGACCCTTTGCCTTCTCGATGACATAGGTTTCGCCATCGATCTCATACTCCTCGCGCTCCAGAACCTCTTCATTAGCAGCGAGTTGTGCCTTAGCAGATGGTTTCTTTGCTTCTTTCTTTTTGATAGAAGTCTGCTCGATCTCAGCACCGTTAGACTGTGGATCCATTCCATCAAATGGTGCCTCAGACAGATGAAGTTCAGGCATTTGAGTGCCTTGGAAGGTGTCACCACCCATCCATCTACCATAGGATTCCATCAAACCAGACGAAAACTCGTCCTCATGCTGTACTTTATTAATTGGATCTGGTTTCTTCATCGTTCAAAAGGGAGGTTCTTCTCGTATTATTTATAGATCTAATGTTCTTTATCCATTCACGGAACATATTTCCTTCGTCGCTGATAACAATAGCATAATTACCACCAACCCGATGAATGTATCCTTTATCTCCTGTGCGGGATGACATAACAGCATCACCTTCACGAAATACTTCCTGGTGACGCTGCTGTTGACGGAGTGCTTCTTCTCGTAGTTTCTTAAAATCTTTCATAACATATAATCTCGAATTTTTTTCATCACCTTTCTACACTCATCATCAGTAATTGTATTTGGCATACCAGAACGGAAACTATTGAAGTCTGATTGGAGAGCAAAGTTTCTCATCTTAGTAGCAGATATACCAGCAGCACCTTCAGCATCAGCACTTCTTTCCCCAGAACTATGAACAACCAGAGATCTGTAATAAAAATCTGGAGTTTCTGTTTTCATGTGTTTATGAAAGCTTTCGTCATATTTGGCAGCATCTTCACCACCAGCAACCCAAATCACATCATCATACTCACCGTTGAACTTTGCCAATAGTTTGAATGGATTAGAAATTTCTCTATCAACATGAATGTGCTCAGCGTGAGTAGTAAACATTTTCCGTACCAACTTGATCTTTGTCTGAGGATCAAGAGGATTCTTTTTCTTATCGTTACTATTACTCAAATAAATTTGATAGTCGCAATGATTTTGCCTAGCAACATCCGCACAAATTTTAATTAGTTTTTCGTGACCGATAGTAGGAGGATTCATTCTCCCAAATGCTAGGACAATCTTTTTCATCTCTGGAAGTTCTTGGCGCTGAATACTAAACGATCAATCAACTTCACAGCATTGGTTCCTTCTCGAACAGCAACGTATCCTTCAGGAGCACCAATATCATAACCACCTTTACCATCTTCATAATACTGTTTGAAGCGTTCTCCTTTCTCTAGTTTAGGAATAAAGATCGCTTTAGCATTCTGTATCGTATTATATAGGGCAATAAATTTTAGCAGTTTTTCTTTATTAGATTCAGCAACATCTAAACTCTCATACATCCTTTTCTTCCAAACTGACTTGGTAGAATCCTTAGTATACCCGTCAATCTTTTTCCTATATTTTTCTTCCACAAACTTCAAATATCCTTGATAAAATCTCGTGGCACTAGTAACTCTAGTAGCAGCACGAACATATGTGTTGATGTAGATTTTCATCAGAGGACCGATACCAAAAGCATCCTTCATACTATCAGACATAACATCAAGAAAAGGACCACACTGTTTATACAATGTTTCTCCAGCAGCCTTGTATCTTTTTAGTTTAGCAACTTCAGGTGGAGTTAGCATTACGTTAGAACCCAGTTCTGAAGTTTCAGAACTAAGAATCAAACACCTCTTTGTTGATAGATGAGTAGCATTATAGGCATACTCAGCGCCAAGATCTTCCAAACTTTTGGCATTACTTGTATTGTAGCGAGTGTGAAATACTACACACAGTTCAGCATCCTTAGCGTGATCATACAAAGTATCACCCTTAGGAATACAGTAGGTGATACCACTAACATTGGGTTTGAAAACTACACAATCGTCCCCTTTGATTTTTTTCAAAGTTCTACTGTTTTTAGAAAACAAAAAATCTCCTTGTACAATTCCCTTAATTTTTCCAGACTCATGTAGAGGTTTGATATGCTTGAGAATTAAAATAAAGGCTTCATGTAGATCATGACCAGGAGGATAATCTCTTTCAATCTCTGCTTTGTTGTGATACAGTATAGGTTTTACATTAAATAATCCTTTCTTAGCTACAAACCAATCCTTACTTCCAGGAAGATACCCACAGAAAATAGCAGGTGCTCCATCCCATTTGGTTGTAATTTGGAATGACTTAGCACCTTTACTAGAAAATGCTTTAGTAAGGTGATCCAAAAATCCGAAAGCATTCTTTGCTCCCTCAACACCATCATTGATGATGAGATCTTCTAAGTGTTCTAAGTGGAGATTAGCGCCTGCCACAATTATCCTCCAACATATTGATGAAGACCTTTTTGTTTCTCAACATAATTTCTGACTGCTTTTGGTTTACTTCCAGTTCCCTTTTCCAACTTATGTCTGAGTTTTATTAGATCATAAACTTTGTTGTCATTCGTGTTCAGGGCACTGATGGTAACCATTGGCAAAGGAGATCCCCCTCCACGGGGAGAACTTTCACTGTATGTCGATTGTAACCTAAGGTTTGGTGGCACGTCAAGGTCCGATCTACCAAGTAAGGGCACTCGTAGCTGTTTGAAATCATATCTTTCAAATGTGTTAGTTGTTGTTTTAATTTCAATCAACTGTACATACTCTTCTTTGTATGTGGCAAAGTCGTCAAGAGTATCTATAAAATGTTCTATCCACTGAGGGTTTGTAAGTTTTCTTTCCAAATTACTATGAGCCCACTTGTACAAATCGCGCATGACCGCAGCAACATTTGTTGCGGTTTCCCCTAAAATTGCAGCATCTTTTTCATAAATTGTTTGTACAGCATTCTGACTGGATAATTGCACATTTAATATTTTTCCCCAGAAATTTTGCATTTTATCAAGTTCCCACCCACCGACCTGAGCAAATTGGTTGACATCTTTTTTCAATGAAATCTGGGTCAATCTTAATTTTGTTCCACCTCTCTCCATGTGTGCTGGTATTTCAATCTCTTTCATCCCATTGATAATCAAGTTGATATCAACTTTTGTTCCTTTCTGATCTGTTTCGCCATCAGCAATAATTTCAATGTAATCCTTGACACCATTCTCATACATGATTTTTGCTGCCGTAGCAATTTCATATGAGTTGGCATAACTAATGCAGGGTAGCATAAGACTTGCTAGAATTTCTTTCTCTTCTACATCATCACTAAACAACATTGATATATTTGCTTCAGCCAATCTGATGGTTACAGTGACATCATCGTAAAGATTTTTTCTTAGATGGGGACCTTTCATGTTGAGAGATCTAAACGTTCTGATAGAAGCAGTTCCATTCAAACGTTGTCGCATTTGATTGATCACAGTCCAAACATGACGTGTAGTTATAACTTCATTCTTGCTGATAAATCTAGCTGCCATAGCACAAGCAATTACACCCTCAGCAACGTTTCCAAGGTTGTAAGCTTTTCTGCTGTCATCTTTTACATTTGATTTTGCTATCGCTGTTAGTTTTTCAGTTCCACCACCTTTCAGTGGAAGTAAAATAGAATTTCCTTTCTTGAATTTTGTTTCCATATCCTTTGGAGTTGCAACTCCTTCGAATTGCACTTTGTCCAAAATTATGTACACACCAGGAGACGTAACCAAAGGTGTTTCGCTCTGAACTTTCCCCAGGAAGTTTCTCCAATACAATCCAGAGTGTTTGCTAAATTCCTTAAAATTCATGGTTATTAAAAATCCTCCCGTCTAATTATTTAGAGGGGAGGTTGTTGAGGTAGTCTTTTTCATTTTGATAAGGATGAGTTTTACCTGACCAGATCTCATATCCTTCTACAAGATCTGGAATCAACCACTGATCCACCCGATAGCAATACTTCCAGTTGACAGGTTGAATACAATTCATCACAACAACTTGGAAGAATGCTACTAGGTGAATCCAGAGACTATACACCGTACTTAGTCCACAACTTACGAATGTTCTGGGTGATAGGCATACCGCTTGAGTAGGTCTCTAGCAGGTTACCATCTCCGTCAATGATAATCAAGACAGGAGTGGCAGTTACACCATACTTCTTGGCAAGAGCAAGGTTCTCTTCTGGGATAGGTTCATCACTGAAGTCTTCCAGTTGAACTTCCTGAATGAGTTTGGTGCGGTCGTCTTTGAGAGCGTTGAAGTAACGCTTCACCAGACCACAAGGACCACAAGAGTCCTTGGTGAATAGAATAAAGTTTACTTCAGATAGTAGTCTTGATTCAGTCATCGGTCACCTGCTTGACGGTTTTCGGAATAGTAAGAGTCAAAGGTTCCCTCAGGATAACGCTTAGCCAACTTACGAATGTTAGTATCTAGCACTTCTTCCATACTGATTTCGAGTGCCTGTGTTGCTTGAGCAACATACCACATGATGTCACCCAGTTCAATGATCAGGTGCTCTCTGTTGTCTTCGTTCCAGGGCTTTCCTTGGAAAACCATCTTCTTAATGATCTCAAGGAATTCGCCACCTTCAGCATTGATCCCAACACCACTAGTAAGAAGACGCTCAATATTGGCACCCTCTCGATCAAGTTCGCCAATACGGTCAGCGAAATCAACAAAGTTTGTCGAAGCATCGCTTGTAACAGTAGAGACAAACTCTTCATACTTATTGAAATTAATCATACGTTCCACTCAGCAAATTTAGATAAACGATTTTGTGATTCAGCGAACTGGGAGAGTTGATCTCCAGCGTCCTCTGTGTCGATGCTGATAGCGGAAGCATCGTCCGCTACATCATACAGCCTCATTTTGGATCTGTCAATTCCCACCATGAATTTTCGTGAGGTAACAAGGTCTGAGTATCGGTTCTTAAGTTGTTTGACCATGATGCGACCCTGTTGTTCCAACTCCTCAGTAGAGATAAGGGCAAACATAAAATCAGCAGTGGCAGGAAGACCAAAAGACTCAGAAGTATCGGTAAGATCTGGATCACTATTGCCAAAACCACTACGAGTAGTCTGAGTAGC